TAGAATTCAACACAACAACAGCCAGTATATATTCGTGCAATATCGACAACTTTAAATTCAAAGTTGATTATCCTGTATTTATTACTGGAAACACAACTCAAGTTTTTAATGCCAATACTATCGGCAAATCAACCGCTTGTTATTGGCAGAGTTTTTTAACAGCAATCACTGTTGAAAATCAACTTGCTTGTGATGCAAATCAATTTACTGGTTATCTTGAAACAGGAACAAACGCCGTCGGTTTTAATATAAATGCAGTTCGTCAAAACAGATTTAAATTTGTTCTTGATGCAGTTACAAACGCTTGTAATTCAACAGGCGTCACGATAACAGACCAGAATTACTGGGAGATTCTTTCGGGCGGTTTTGTTGTTGTTGGAACATATCCCCAAAATCAAATTTTAGTCGGTCCAGACAGTACAAAAGTAAGAGCCACAGATTCCTCTGCTCAATCTATTCCGAACGCAGCCGCCACAAAGTTAACTTTCAATACCGAATCGAACGACACGCTTTCGGAGTTTGTTAACGGCACTGGAATATTCACAGCAAAGAATGCAGGCTTTTACCTCATTGAGGCGGCAGCCCTTAGCGCGTCTGCGGCGTGGCCGTTGGGTACTCGTTGGGAAATGCTGGTTTTCAAGAACGGCGCGGAATACGCCAAAGGCCAGAGAACTGTTAGTCAAGTAGCAGGATTCACCGGGCAGCTTTCTAGCACTGTTTCTGCGCTTGTCCAGATGAATGGAACTACTGACACACTTGATGTGCGAGTCATACACAATCAGGGCGCTGCGGTAGCCCTCGACTCAACAGCAACCGCTAACCATGTAAATATCACGAGGGCGTAGCCATGAACAAACTAATGCAAATGGCGGCTCAACTACGCCAAGTTGGGGCCGAAGGCTCACCAGATACGATGCTGGCGCACATTACGCCACAAGAGGCGGCAATGTTGAAGGCTAAAGGCGGGTCGGGTCGTATTGATCCAAATACCGGACTTCCACACTTTGAAGACGGGGAAAGCTCGGGAAGTGGCGAGGGATATAGCTCAAGCGGTTATGGAAATAGATCGCTAGGAGAGTCAAACACTGACAACCAAGGGAACTATGGAGACTCCGCTTACGGAGGTTATCAGAAGTCGCTCACTGATGAAAATGGAAGGCGCGGAGGGTATGCCGACACGGTAGGCGGAAGGATTGCATATGCGTTCGGCGGCGATCCTTTCGGCACAACTGCACAAGGGCTAAACCTGGGGGCGTCTATTCTAGGGGCATTCAACCCAACAGTAAGCATTATTAACAAACTAGCTTCCGTTGCTCTAAATGCTGGCCGCGATGACATGCCTAGCGGCAGTACGCTAAAAAGTCTTACCGGGCTGTCTGGCCTACCGTCATTCGGCGTAGGCACAAAAACAGCAAGCGAAGATGCGCCAGCAGACGCAAACACCAAAGCGCAGAACTCTAGCTCATATGCAAGAACTTCAAGCTCTTCGCGACCCTCTTCAAAGATCAAATGGGAGCTTGTATGAGCCACGAACAAGCCGCAGCCATAGCAAGCAAAGCATCTTATGCAAGCGCAGGAGGGACTATATACGCCGGATTTGAACTAAACGAGTGGGCTGTCATTGTTGGCATCGTTGCAACGATCATAACGCTGGCAATGAACTGGTACTACAAGCAGCAGCACTTGAAGATTGCCCGCAAGCATTTCGACGTTGAAGACGATGGATGACATACAGGACGTCTACCGCCTCCCTGAGTATCGATGTCCAGAAGGTTACGCACTCAGGCGGCGGGAGTGGGGCGAGTTGTCCGTAATTTGCTCAACCAAATGCGACACGTGCGAAATCAAGAACCGGAGGGCTAAAAATGCTCAAGTACGCATCAAGGAAATTCCTTCTTTGCTTGGCGACACTTGGCGCAAGTTCGTATCTAGTATTCGAGAAAGTAATTGATTCTGGCGACTACAAAGCAATCCTGATAGGCACGGTCGGCGCTTACATCATCGGAAACGTGGCACAGAAAGCGACGGCAAAGAATGAATCCACAGCTTCGTAAAACGTGGCTTGCTATTGCTCTGGCGGCTGTTGCTGGCTACGAGGGGTTGTCACTCCATGCCTACCCTGATGTTATCGGCGTGCCTACTATCTGCTATGGCGAAACTAAGGGCGTTAATTCAGGAGACATTCGAACCAAGGCGCAATGTGACGAGATGCTGTCTGCTCGGCTGGTTGAGTTCAACGCAGAGATAAACAAATGTATCCGCGTAGAACTGCCAGAAACGCGCAGGGCTGCGATTGTTTCTCTCGCCTATAACATCGGATCAGATCAGTTCTGTAAATCGACCGTAGTTCGTAAGCTCAATGCTGGTGATGTATCTGGCGCTTGTGATGCGTTCCTTATGTGGCGGTTTGCCAAAGGTATTGAATGGCAGGGATTGATTAACCGTCGCCAGAAAGAACGCGCTTTGTGCAGGGATGGAATATGACATACCAGCCCGAATCCGACAAACCAGAGCCGACGAAATGCCCCCTTGGGTTCAACATCAACCCGCCTCCTGGCATCGAATGCGGCCACGCCGTTTGCTACCCGGAAACATGCACTCGGTTAGCTAGGCTTGGCATCGTGATTGAGTGCGTCAATTGGGAAACCGGAAAATGAATATACAAGCAACGCTGGCAAGACATAACGGAAATAAGACAGCCGCAGCGCGTGAGCTTGGAATCAGCCGACATAAGATCCTGCGCGAAGTCGGTCCAAGCGTTGAAATTCGACCCAAGCGCCATTTGGTTATTCCAGATGTTCAGGCAAAAGACGGGGTGCCGCTAGACCATCTGGAATGGATTGGCAAATACGTCGCAGATAAGCGGCCTGATGTGATTGTCTGCATTGGCGACTTTGCCGACCTTCCTAGCTTGAGCAGCTACGACGCCGGAAAAAAATCATTTGAGGGGCGACGGTACAAGAATGATTTAGAAGCGTGTCACAAGGCTATGGAGATGCTTTGCGAACAGTTTTCTAACATAGACGGTTACAACCCGCGCATGGTTCTTACGCTCGGAAACCATGAAAATAGGATCAATCGCGTGGTTGAATGTGACCCGAAACTTGACGGACTGTTGCGTGTTGAAGACTTGGGCTATGAAGCCTGGGGCTGGAAAGTCGTTCCATACCTTGAGCCGATAAGTATTGACGGTGTGGAGTATGTCCATTACGTGACATCGGGAGTAATGGGCCGTCCTGCATCAAGCGCACAAGTCGCACTTAGGGAGCGTCAAGGGTCAGTTGTGCAGGGCCACGTTCAACACATCGACATTGCGATCCACAAGAAAACGCAGAAGTTCGCGCTGTTCTCTGGCATCTGCTACCAACACAAAGAGGACTACCTAGGGGCGCAGGGGAACAGCCAAAAACCCGGTGTTTGGATGCTTAACGAGGTTCAGGACGGTAACGCGGACTTGCTTCAAATCAGCCTTGAATACTTGCGGAGGCGCTACGGATGACCTTCTCACCAATAGAAAAGCTGATTCTATACGCCGTTCTATTAGCGGGCCTGATATTCGGCGTTTATTGGCTAGATCAATCACGCCAGAAGATTGGCTATAACCGTGCCGTAGCTGAATACAACGTGAAGCTAATCGCTGCCCAAGCTGACGCAAGAGCGCAAGAAGTCGCATGGCAAGCCAAGCAAAAGGACATACAGGAGAAAACGAATGACGAAATTAACAAGCGTGACGCTGCTTATACTGTTCTTGCTCGTGACAATGACATCCTGCGCAACGCAGCCACAAATTACGGCAACGGCTTGCCCAACGATACCATTGCCGCCTGTCGCGTTAGAGCGGCCACCCTTGCCGGGTTATTTGGAGAGTGTACAGGCGCTCTTACAGAAATGGCGAGACACGCTGAAGGGCAGCGAATCGATTCGATAAGTTGCTTATCGTCTTGGCCAAAATGATTTCTAAAGTATTTTCCAGTTTTCTCCAGATACGACCTTATCTATAGTCGATGGGCTTACGCCGAATTTCTTAGATAACGCCTTCGACCCGAATTCTTTGTGCCTATGAATTCTTATTTTTCTAATGTATTCAACATCTTCTTTTTTTAATATTGATCTGCCGTTGTGCTCCCCTTTTGGATAGACTCCACGATGGCGGTCGTCTCTGTCCTTGTTGTTTTCGGCAATTGTTCCGATGATTAAGTGTGTTGGCTCAATACACTTTCCGTTGTCACAAGTATGTCGAACAACCTTTCCTTTTATGTCCGATAGCGACAATCCGTTATGCTGACAATATACCAAACGATGCAAGCGCACCTTCCCTACACCTTGAACAGAAACATGAAGATAGCCCATCTTATGCAGCCCCTTAATCCTTCCGTGCTCCTTGCATGGAGTGTTATTTAACGGTTCCATTTTCGCCTTTCGTATAAGCCTTAACCGCAACTCTCAGCCCTTCAGACAGATTCCCCGCGCCAATATCCCGAGCCTTCTCGACTGTCTCCGCATCTAGCTTGACGTTGTGAGACTTCATCGTCTCAGTGAATTTCGGCTTGGGGCCAGCCCCTTTGCGGGGGCCGCCTCGCTTGTTTTCAGTCATTCGACGGAAGCCCAAAAATAACATGGGCGAAGGTTCCGAACTTGTAGCGCATACCGTCGCGGCCAGCTTTTCTAACGGCTTCGCGTACGATGTCTTCAATAGTCAGCGCACCAAACATACCCTCTGTCCCAATTTCTGCTTTTTCCTCTTCGGTCATCCTATCGTAAATAACCTGTGCGGCTACGTTAGCAATCTGTTCGTCAATCGTAGATCCGCTTGTTTCTAGAATGTGTGTCATTTCGTTCTTCCTTGTATTGTTGAGTTGATGTATTTATTATATGCGCACACATTCAAACATGCAAGGAATATTTGACGAAATGCAGAAAATTTACGTATCAATCCGATGAACACGCCTATTTTTAAGTATTGCTATTGCTCACGCGGAGCATTTGCATAACATACTGTGCCATAACTGAGTCCGGTTAAACGTTAAAAATCAAGCGTATTAGAGTTTATAAATTCGGTATAGAATCGCGTCCGTGATCTATTTTACGGATAATTTACGGATGGCTTCGATACGGAAACGCGGAACGACTTGGATTGCTGAAGTCTGCGTAGATAGGAAAAGACGGTCAAAATCGTTCTCGACTAAAAAAGAAGCGGTGATGTGGTCGAATGACTTGGAAAGAACGGGCATTCTAGCGCATCACACGTTTTCGGAGGCGTTGGAGCGTTACAGGCCGGTTTCCGAAGCAAAGAAGGGCTATCAGGCCGAATTATCACGGCTTTCCTCGCTTCAGTCTGTTGCGTTCATTAATACGCCTTTAGAGTCGATCACTGCGGCGATGATCGCCGACTATCGTGATAAACGGCTTACGCAGGTTTCGCCTGTGTCTGTCAGGCGCGAAATGATAATTATGGGCGCGATATTCACCAGGGCAATCAACGAATGGGGATGGATGACGAAAAGCCCAATAAAGACCGTTGAACGGCCTCAGACTAGCGCCCCACGTAGGCGCGGGATTGCACAGGATGAGATCGACCAGATTACGGAGAATTTACGGGCCGCAAGAGTTGGAAATCAAGTAGCAGATATGTTTCATCTATCGATTGAAACTGCTATGCGGCTTGGCGAAATATGCGCGATCCGGTGGGTGGACGTTTCCGACAAGACAATCACGCTACGAGATACAAAGAACGGCGACGCTAGGAGCGTTCCGCTGTCAGCAAGGGCGCGGGAGATTTTGAACAGTCGGCGCGGAATGGACTCTGAAACGGTATTCACCACCCCTAGCAACATCGCATCAACGACTTTCCGCAGAAGGTCAATAAACGGTGTCCACTTCCATGACGCCCGGTCGGAGGCGATCACCCGGTTATCAAAGAAGCTTGACGTAATGCAATTGGCAAGAGCCATCGGCCACCGCGACCTAAAAAGCTTGCTTATTTATTATGCTGAAAGTGCTGACGATATTGCAGATCGACTCTAGGCTGCTTTCTGCCATTCGTCTAGCTGACTTATTACGCGTTCAAGTTTCGACGCTATACGCTTCGTTCCTGAGTGTTCAGCAAGCCTTGCATGAAGGTTTAGAAGCTTCGATTTGCACTCTGACGCCTCGCACTTGATAACCTCTATTCTCTGCTTTGTTGATAGTGCTACTTTCACCCTTTCACCTCCGCATACTCTTTACCCCATGCTGCAAATTCCTCATCAGTCTCAGCAATTCGCCAGAATTCGAAATTGCACTTTCCATGCTCTGTATTAAGCATAGCTGTTGCTCGACGCGCTGGCATGTAAATCTTCGCCTGTGCAAGTTCTTCACGTAGCCGTACAATCTCCGCATCCTTTGTTTTAAGCATGTGGGCAGACTCTCCATTGATGTGGTCCATGTCTGCGCATAACCTCGCAAACTTGGCGTCTTTGATCAGAATTTCGGCGCGAAGGATGGCGTTATCGGATTCAAGCTCGGCGCACTTGGTTTTCCACCACTTCTTACGTGCGATCCAATACTCTTTTGTTTCAACACATCTCGGGCAAGGTGTATGTGTTTCTCCACCTGTTATCTGCGGCTTCCCGACCAGATACGGAGCACACTGATCACAAGTCTCAACGTGAGGATCACAGTTGCACGGACCTACTGCGGCTGATGCTGCGCTATTTGGCTTTACCTCGGCTTCGATTGCTCGGGCGAATGCTAGGGTGTCTTGGTAGGCGGAGATGCCTTTTTGTGTTTCATCAGCAATCTCCCCAATTCTTTTGACAGTCAGGCTCATTTCCCTTCCTCCTTTGTTCCACCAGTAGCTAGAATCTTGGCATCGTCAATACGCGAACCAAGGCCCAGTGTTTCGCTCATGCCATAGCAGCGCACGCCATCAGTAAAACCAGCGGAAACGGGCATCCGAAGTGGGCGCGTCCAGTTTCTTCCTCCGTGCTTGATGTACGACAGAACCGATGCAAATTCATCGTGGTCGATGTTATTCGGGAATATGAATAACTGCTCTCCTGCTTCTTCTGAAGACACAACTACGTATTTCATTTCAGTCATACACCCTCCGGGGTTGGTGTTCTAGAATCAAGCGCCATTTGCTCAAGCACTTTGTGAATTCTCTCATCAGCTATTAACCATCGTTCTTGTGTTTTTGTGTTGCAGATACGGAACGACGAACCTTTTCCTTTTGTCTGAACTTCCCATCCTCCAGGCATCGGAATGTAGGTGCGATCCATTTCTTCATCACGATCAACTGGAGGAAGATCCGGCACGCGAGTGGATAGGTAGATGGTAGATCCAATTTCAGGGATGAGATACCCGTTTGTAAGATGTCTTAGTTGGATAGTGGCTGTACCTTCCAGCGGTTTCACCGAACGAACCTCACCAACAGCCCAAAGCTTCGCCTGTTCTGCATCGATAGCGGCGAGAAATCGTGAGGCGAATTCAATGATTGTTTTTGCTTCATTGTCTGTTACGTATCCGGTGTTCAGGTCATACCAAGCTTTCAGCGCAACCTCTTTCTCTTGTTTGTTCATGTCTACTAATCCAATCACAATTTAGTATTTGACGTAATCTCTGGATACGGGTCGATTTAGGACTGATGACGCCCTATAAATTTAGCCCGTCATCAGTTCTACTTAGCGTTATAAGTCACCACGCGCCACAGCCCATCGCGCAAAAACCATTCGAGGTAAAGCGAATGTGTTCCTGCCGCTCACGGCACGATGCGTCGTCATCATTGGTCATGATGTGGAATGATCCTGCGCTTTCATAGAATAGTTGAGCCTCGGTTCCGTACCGTCTTTTTGCTTCTTCATGTAACTCCTGAGCGAGCTTTGCAAGCTGGTCAATTTTCTTCTGCAACGCTTTGTCGTTCATGACTCATAACTCCACATTCAACCGGACGCCGATCAAGCGCCCGTTGTTTTGTCTGCCGCGTCTGCGCGGCGCTCGGTTAATTCGGCGTTAGCCATCAATCCCGGCCTTTGCACGTTTGATAATTCCAGATATGTCCAGCCGGTCAAGCGCATCAACTAGCTTTTCGCTTTCCCGCAGTGTCTCAGCGTGTAGGCGCAACAACGTTATTGCGGCGTCAATCGGGCGGATGATCCAAGACCGATGATGCAGGTTGGTGATTTTACGAACGTATTCAGTAGGGTGAATTACGTCGCCAACCATGCCGGTTTGCTCATCCCCAAAATGCACGCTCTTTATCTCAATGCGGTCATTCGGGAACCCAAAACTTGAGTTTTCGAGAGTGGCGGACCGCTTCGCCTCTTCTAGCTGCTCTATAATCCTGTCAAATACTGTGGTCATTTCATTTCTCCGTAGTTACGTTGCTGGCTAACCCGTCGCTCAACCGGACTCCGTTCCGGAGCCGGTTAGCTTTGCGTTAGCCCACCGGTAAAACGCTTCTTTATGCGACCTCTTTTCAAACTCAACTTGACCGCCTTTAACCATTCCATTGAGGACTGACCTAGCATTGTCATCACTAATCTGGATGCGATCAGCGATGTCTTTTACTGACATCCAATCGCCGCTTTTCATCGCTGGATAAAATCGGTTTATACGGATTTCTTTTTGGCGATCAAGAACCGCCTGAACTGCTGCTGTTCTTTCGCGTTTAGGCTTGACAGTCTTTGATGCCCGATTCTTCGGGTATCTGTTTCGGCCTATCATTTCTTTTGATAGCTCCTTTTCTGGAGGTGGTGTTATAACTTCGGCCATGCGTCCATATATTGAGCTGCACACCGGAAACGTGAAATTGAAAAGAAGCGAATGGTCGAATGGTTCGGATGGTGCGTTATGCGGTGCGCGGTTGCCTCTGGCGTTGGCGTAGGCGATCATGCTGCTTTCCTTTCTTCTTTGTTTGCAATGGCGTGAGCTTGTTTATGGTGTGCAGAGCAAAGCCATACAACATCAAGAGGCGCCGAGTAATCAGGGTGGTGAGCTTCCGTTTTTTCTATGCCACACACAAAGCATGGAAGCGGCGATAATTTCTTTCCTCTGACCGCGTTTCCGAGTTTTATTTGGGCTGCTCTGCGTTCAGGATTTTGTTCTTTCCATCGAGCATATATGATGGCCTCGGCTACTTTGCGCTCTGGATTTTTAGCCCTGTCTCTGTCGTATTGCAAAACTCTCTCCCTATGCTTTATGTGCCTGCTCTCATACGCATCTTTCTTTGTGCATTCTTTGCACTTTCCTAGATGCCCGTCGGCCATTGCTTTGTGCTTGTAAAACTCTGAGATTTCCAGAGTTCTACTGCACTTAAAACATGTTTTTAAGGTGGTTGTCATGTTCCACCTAGTTAAAAGGTATATCGTCGTCCATGTCTTCAAACGATCCAGGCTTGCTATTTTGTTTCGGCTGGCTCTGTTCGCTGCGTTGCGGGGCGCTGCTGGCGTCAGATTTACCGCCAAGCATATGCATCTCATTGGCCTCGATCTCGGTCGTGTAGCGATCCTGGCCTTCTTTATCCTGCCATTTGCGGGTACGGATTCGGCCTTCGATATAAACAGTCGATCCTTTCTTGAGGTACTGGCCGACGATTTCTGCTAACTTCCGGTAGAAAACAACGCGGTGCCACTCGGTCAAGTCCTTCTTTTCTCCGGTGGCCTTGTCCTTCCATGATTCGGTGGTGGCTAGGCGGATATTCGCCACGGCGTCACCGTTTGGCATGTAGCGGGTTTCTGGGTCAGCGCCAAGGTTGCCGACTAGGATTGTCTTATTTACGGATGCCATTTATGCCGCCTCTTTCTGGTTGTCGTTGCTTGCAATATTCAACGGGACGCTTGCATCAACATCAGCCGCTAATTGTTTAAACTCGGATGGGCATTCGTCGCCAAACAAGCCGCGCTCTGAGGTGTTAAATCGCTTCCACATGGCGCGCAAATCCCTTGTTCCTCGTTTTGCCGACTCTGTTAAAAGGTCGTGAAGTTCGCTTACGCTGCGCATTTGCAGCTTCTTTATAACGAACTCGCCTTTTTTCCCTTTTGTTGTGTTGAGCGACAACCCTAGGTCGCGTTCAATATCTGATAGATGGCTAATTCGGATTCCGCCGACCTTCACTCCCCAAACTTCACGTCTGGGTCGCAGAACAAAGTCATGCTCTTGCCGACCCATTCGCGCCCATCGTCGCCCCAGGCGAAAATTAAAACCTTGCGCATCGTCTTGCACGGCTTAAACGGTCGCCCTTCATCATTCTTGTAGTTGATTATTACAGGCTGTTCTCCAACCCCACGAGAAACGCCAGTTATGGTGATAGTCATCGACGTGGATAGAAGCTGCTCGGCGTTCAACTGATCCGACTTAGGAACAATCGTATCTTTAAGGTTTGTTGCTTCAGACATAGCCAATCTCCATTTCTTCTTCGTTATCAAAAGCCCACCATGGAAGTCTTGCTAAATGAACTTCCGTGCCAATTCCAGGCCACTCACCAGAAGCAAGGCATTCGGCGTACACATCCAATCCTCGCCGGTATTCTTTTCTTCCTTGGTCGATGCTTTCTTCGTCGAGCATGATTGCGCTTGACGCATATGGGTAATCCATTTCAACCGATGCGAATATAAAACCAATAACTTTTCGTCCTGAAGCTTTCTCGAATCCATCGGCGTAATAGGCGTTTTGCACGTGGTAACGGTGCTTTGCTATCATCCTTGCAAACTCAAATGGACGAGCATCGCCGCACGTCTTTACATCGACTAAAATCACGCCAGAGTCGCCACAGTCGTGCACAAAGTCGGGCCGGCATTTGCACAAGACGCCCGTTTCTTCATCAATCCAATAGGACGAAACTTCAGGCATTCCATTCAATAGTGCGCTGTGTACATCAGGTATTTGATTAACGCTTAATGCTTGAGCGTGTGCGACTGAGTATTGATCCGATTTAATTGCCGACAAATGCGGAGGAAGATTCGATTCAAAATCCGGCTACTTCAAAGACTTTATTGATGGTGATATTTACCCGAAAGAAATTGTTGAATGGCTAGACGAATCCCCCTCTCAGCCCTTAGAAGGACAGGGGGAAATGTGGAAGGAGGCAGAAAAGATAGTAAGGCACTTAGGAATACCCGCCGTAATAGTAGTTAACATTCTCAAATCCAAATTCACCATAACTAAAAAGGAAGTATGA